TGAACTTGCCCGAAGGCACGATGGTTCCACTCTGAGATGGCACGAAGAGCTCGGGGCCGCCACCGTCGCCGACGATGTAGGGGTTGCCTGCGCTGACCGATCCGCCTCGAGCAAGTTTCGGAATGTCGGGGATGTGAAGTGCACTCCCGACGCCAGGAATCAGACCAGTGACGTTGTTGGCAGCATGGATCAGGGTGTTAAGTCCCTCGATGGCCTTGTTCAGTCCCCACTTGATACCGGCCCAGATTGCATCACCGATGCTTGAGAAGATGCCGGTGAACCAGTCAATCGCCTTGCTGAAGAATCCCTTGATGGTCTTCCAGTGATCCTTGATAGCCAACACCGCAAGTCCGATTGGTCCGGTAATGATGGCCAACAAGAGCGGCCAGTTGTTTTTCAGCCAGTCCCAAACCGCCTTGAAGGCTCCCTTGATGGCTCCCCACGCCTTCTTGAATGCCTCGACCAGTGGTTGGATGACATTCTCGTCAACCCATTTCCATGCCGCCTTGGCGGTGTGCTTGATCGTGTGCCAGACCTGGTGCCAATGCGTGACGATCCAGATGATGCCGGCGGCGAGGGCGGCGACGAGAATGATGATTCCACCGGTGGCAGCGGTCCAGAAACTCATGGCTGCAATGGTGGCAATGACCCATTGAACGGTCATCACGGCCAACGCCAAGCCGATGGCAATGGCGATGCCGATCATCACTTCCTTGTGTTTGCTCAGCCAGTCGCCGACCTTCATCAAAGCGTCGACGAGCTTCATCACCATCGGGACGAGCTTCTCGCCAATCTTGGCGGCAGCATCGCCGACCTTGGCCTTGGCTGTTTCCATCTTGCCGGCAAACGTGCCAGCGGCGGCGTCGGCCGAGCCCTTGAAGTGCCCCTGGAGGATCTTGAGCATGGCGGCAGACTTCTGCGCCGGATCTTGAATCTTTGACACCGAGTCGGGGACGGCGATGCCCATCTTCTTGGCGGCCGTGGTCGAGCCCGCCAACGTCTTGGCAAGCAAGTCGCCCGCCTTGGTCAGGTCAAGGTGACGGTTCTTGGCGATGTCGGCGGCAAGGCCCATAAGGTGCATGGACTTTTTCGCGTCGCCGGTGACCGTGGTCATTCGGCCGACGGCCTCGGCGGCCTGAGCGTTGGAGTAGCCGTACTTCTCCATGCTCGTCTGGACCTTGTCAAGCGCGCCCTTCTGCTGCTCGAGCGAGGTGCCAGCGTTCTTGAACGCGTTGCCCAGTTGAGCGTTGGCGTCCTCGAGCTTCATGGTTTGATCAATGGCGAATCCAGCAACTGCCCCACCGATCGCCGACAAAGCCGTAGCGATGTTGGAACCAGCCTTGGAAAACTTGCCCGATGCGCTCTCGGCTTTTGACTTGAGGCTGTCAAGTTCCCTTTGCGCTTGGTCGAGACCCTTGGAGTTGAGGGTTGAGCCGATGGAGATTGTGACCATCAGTGCTTCGCCTCCCTCGCCAGATCAAGCCCGTTTTGCAGCTTGCGTTCGTACTCGTTGACCGTCTTGAAAACGTGATTTTCGATTTTGTGCTCGGCGTTTTCGTTGTCCCATACCCGCCAGATCAAACGCGAAGTTTTGCCGTGGGCAGCGTTGAGGTTGCGGATGAATGCGCGGCCCTGGGGCGTCTTGCCCGAACTGGCACTGCCGGCCAACTCATAAATTGAACCGGCAGAGTTTCGGTTGGCAAACCGCCACATTGAGGAAGTAGAACTTCCCCGAAATCTTTTGCCGCCCTGGCGGATCACGATGCCTTTGCGGACGTTCTCGGGGTCCCAAACCCTGTAGCCCTTCCAAGATTCTTTAGTCGGGTGCGCTGGTGGCTTGGTCCAGTTGCTCAGCGGAGCTTTTGGAACGATTCCCTGAGCCCGTCGAGCCAATGGCTTGAGCGAGTCTCGAATCTCCTTGTCCATGGCCTTGCGCAGCTCGGGGTCAAACTCCTTGAGCAACTTCTTGAAGTCGTTGTAACCGTAGAAGACAACGGTGATCTCATCGGCCACGACGACTCCCTAAGAACGTTCCCGGTTCTGCTCAATGACTGCTGCGCGCACAGCCAAGAACATGTTCGGCTCAAGTTCAAGCAGGTCGAGAGGAGAGATACCGGTGGCGACAGCGATCTGCGCCACCTGATAGGTCATGGATTCTCTAAAGGGACACGGGCCTCTTCGACCGGCTCAACCGTCTCGACGTCATCAAGCCATTCATCGAACGGCTTGGTCGGTCGCCCAGCGATCTGGGTCCCCTTCCAGGCCGCCCAATAGATTGCCTCGAACGACACCGAGTCGCCGCCAAGTATGTCGGTCATCGGTTTGGAGAAGTGACGCTCCAGCTCGACGATGACCTTGGGCGTGACGTTGACCTCATACGCATCGCCCTGAATGGGTTCGATGCGGAGACGCATGAGGGCGGCCATGACTAGCTCGTCGCCTTTGTGATGGCGCCGTCGATCGGCCACGAGATGGTGGCTGATGCCAAGTCACCGACCTGAGCGTCCAGCGGCGTCCACTCGGTCACCAATGCGGTGAACGTGTAGGACGGGTTCGTGGCCGAGACGGTGGTGCTACTGGGCTTGATCACGACGGTGGTGGTAGTCCCGATCAGCGAGTAGATCGACGCCTCGACCGAGGAGGCCGAGAAGTCTTGGTTGAAGTCCAGGCTGACCTTGTTGTCGGCGAGACCGGCGACGCGACGCTTGGCGGTGTTGCCGAACGTGGTCGTGTCGAGTTCTGCACGCGACGTGTTGAGTGTCACCTTGCGGATGCTCGACGAAAGGTCGACGCTTCCAATGGTGACTGTTGCATTGGTGATGACCTGTGCCATGTGGCTCAGCCCTCCTTGGTTGTGTCGGCCGGTGCGGCCTCGGTTGTTGCGATGATGTGGCCCGACTCGATGAGCCAGTCGACGTTGCAGTCGACGAGCTGCTCGTCGGTGACCGTGGTGCCCGGCTCTTGATCGAGCACCGGGAACGGGCCGGTGATGGTGTAGGTCACGGTGCCTCCTAGGCGTGAACGGTGACGTTGAACTCACACGACAGGTATTCGGCGTCACCTTGTGAAAGCGGACGGACCGAGACCATGTCGGCGACGAGCAGGGTTTGACAGATGCCATTGAGCGTCGGGTCGACCTCGATGGCGGCTCGGATCGACTGACTGCCGTCGTACGCCATCCAACCGTCAAGCATTCGTTGCGCCGAGCGATCACCCATGCGGCCGGAGACCACAGCGACAAGGTACTGCCACTCAGACAAACCGCCCTGCATCGCTCGGTGATAGGTGACGCTCTGCACTTGAACAATCGCCATTGGCGGGTTGATGCTCTCGGGCAAGTGGTCAGCAACTCGAAGGCCGGGAACTGCGGTGAGCGCCATCGACAGTGCGTCGTGGATCTGCGTGGCCGAGCCGCTCATGCGAGCGTGGCCGTCTTGTATGGCGCAAGCATCTTTTGTACGTCTGGGTCGATGTTTCGTACAGAAATGGCGCCGAGGTCACCAAAGCCAGCCACACCGAGAAGCGAGTCGCCACGCTTGGTCAGCCGACCGGCCTGGAGGATGCACGCAGAGCGGACCGGGTAGGGAATCGCAGGCCAGCCCCAGATGGCGGTGATCTTGACGGGCGCCGGGGCCTTGGTGGTTGGGAACCTGCCAGGCGAGGTGGCGACGATACGGGTGATGCTCATGCCCTTTGACACTGCGTTGAGCGGTTCGAGCTGGTAGTCAGCCGCAGTCAGCGTGGTCGAATAGGTGCCGTTGTTGCCTGAATCGATCTTGATGACAAGACCCGTGGTCGAAGCGATGTCGTCGGTCAGAACGTAGTCAGACGACGGAGCCAAAAAAACGCGATCAGAAGCGGTTGCATCGACGTAAAACCGGCGATCGCAGTAGTCATCGATGACACGGCTGGCCTCTTCGATGCGGGATTCGAGCATGGCGTCATCGACGTTGTCGACGATTCGCATCACCGACTTGAGATCGGCGAGCGTGCAATAGCCGTTGTCGATCATCGGTGCTCCTAGATCCCTGGACCCTTCCAGGGGTTGAAGATGACGGTCAGTGCCACAATCGGCAGCGCCCAGGCGGGCACGGCAGCGACGGCGGCAAGAGCGAGAACAGGTGCGGCCCACTGGTAGAGGCGCACGGCGTCGGTGGCGACGAGCAGCTGAGCGTACCCGAGGCCGACGGCCACGAGGGTCTGAACGGTGAAGGCGGTGATCCCTGCAAGCAGGCCGCCCCACGGCAACACCATCAGCAGCGGATCAGTCCATCGGCCGGCGTGAAACTCGATCGACGCCTTGATCGGATGCTCCAAGATCCAAGCGTTCTTCGGATCGAGCACATCAGGCCCGGATCGCATCAGCCACCGGACGCCGACGGGCACCAGGCCAACCAGCAGCAGCGGGTTCCATGCGTAGACCGCAGCCCAGATTGGGGCGGTCTCACGAGTGCAGCCCGCCAGAAGCGCAAGCACGATGGCGATTGGCCAGCAGACCGACAACATAAGCGCAGCCCCGAGGGCGAGCGCCATGCCGAACGCATCGACAAGGACCGGGTGACGGACCGAGAACGCGATGCCTGGCAGGAACGCCACGCACGCCATCCATGGGCTGTGCGTGTAGATCGCAGTCAGGACGCCTACAGCGGCCACTGAGCCCCATGTGAGGGCCTTCCAGCGTCGCTCGTCTTGACGGCAGAGGAACGGTTGCAGCCAGCGCAAGTGGAACGGGCGGGCGACTCGCTTCTCTGTCATCGTCCAATAGCGAGCCCCGTCAGGAGTCAGCATCGACAACGGTGACGGCTGCGTGAAGCATCTTGAACATTGGCTCATCGAGCACGTAGTGCGTGCCCTTGACGTGGCCGACCTTGGAGCCGGTGTGGACGTAGATCGGGATGCCTGCGGCTTTCAGGTGCTCGCAGAAGGTGACGTCTTCACCCATCCAAGTCGAGTTGTCAGCACTTGGGCCTTCGTGGAACCACGACCAGTCACCGAGCCCCATGTGCGCTTGGACTTTGAGCAGGGCCGAACGATGCACCAGGAGGAACGCAGCGCCGGTGGCGTCGCACTCGACGAGCTGGTTGTCGGGGTATTCCCAGAATGGGCGGTACTTGCCGTTCGAGGTCTGGTGGTAGATCGTCGGCAGGAGCGTTTGGAACGGCCCGGCGTACTGACCAGTGTGAGCGAAGCACAAACCACCGACGACGGGTCGCTTGGTGGGGTGTGCGGCCTCGAGCACGGTTGTGAACGACTCGATCGGGAAGGACATATCTGAATCGACCAACAGCGCCCACTCGTCATCTGACGAGGCGAGGAACGTGGCGATCGACGAGTTGCGGCCCCGGGTGATTGCCCCACCTGAGCGGACGATGACCCGCCCGTTGATGACGTGACTCTGCGCCCGAAAGATGTCGGCGATCGACACGGCGAAATCTGAGGTGACTTCGCCGTTGTCGAGCCAGACGACGGTGACCTTGCCGTTGGACTTCATGGGGATTCTCCTTGGGGATAAGGATCAGGGATGGTGGGGATGGCGGGCCTGAGCGCGTCCCCGTCGCACTCAGGCCCGCCGACTTGACAGCTGTTCGGACTAGTAGCCCGACGGCGCTGCGAACCCGGTGCCGGAGCAGACCGAGATGGCCCCGCTGTACCGGCGCGAGGTGAAGGCGCTGTAGCTGTAGACCTGGAAGCGCACACCCATGGTGTTGGCGTCCGTCTCGAACAGCACGCGGCTGCGGATCGGGCCCTCGAAGAGCGCCAGGTCCGAGAAGCGGGCCACGATGACCCGGTCCTGCGACGTGCTGTAGGTCGTCCCGATGTTCGGGTCGAGGTACACCGGCAGGCCGGCGAGGGTGCCGACGCCGCCCTGGGCGATGGGCTCGTTCTGCTCACCAGCGGCGTTGAACGGGGCGCCACCGTTCGGCACCACGAAGGGCCGACCGCTGGAGTCCGTGGAACCGGCGAGCCAGTACCAGCGCTGCGGGTTCATCACGATGGCGTTTGCAGGCAGGAAGCGCGTCTTGGCGACCTGGCTGATGGCCTGCGTGATGGCGGTGTAGACACCGGCCGCCGTGGGCGTGGTGGCGGTGTAGGTCACCGAGTTGACCGCGGTGTTGGTCAGGATGCCCTCGTGGACGCCGGACGTACCAGCGCCACCGATGACGGCTGCGCCGATCTGCTGTCCGAGAGCGGCGATGAGGTCAGCAAAGACCACCTGGTCGAAGTTGATGGGGCTCTGCTCGAGCAGGGCGAGCGACGAGACCATCTGGCCGGCGTAGGTGTTCACCGGAGCGGTGACGGTCGACGTGACCATGTCGGTGTTCGAGACGGCCGAGTTGTCGGTCGTGCCGGTGACTGTGGTTCCCGTGCTGATCTTCGGAAGATTGATCGAGTCGGTGGAAGCGGGCAGCTCGTACTTGCTGGCGAGGTCGGCGGTGACACGGCCGGCACGAGCGACAGCGATGTACTCGTTCATCAGCCACAGCGGCGGGACGAACTCTCCACCAGCCGTGTCGGTGCGGCTGGTGGCACGGAGCTCCATGCCGTGGCGCGCCAGGCGCTCACGCGCCTCGAGGTCTCCGATGCCAGGGGCCGAGCTGAGGGCGAGGTCCTTGAAGTAGGAGTGCTTGCCACCCTGACGGTAGGTCATGGGCTCGGACTTGATCGAGACGCGAGCCTCGGTGGCGTCGGTCTCTTCGGACGGGACAGCGGCCTCACGGGCCTCGGTAGCTGCATCCATGATGCTGGCTCCTTCGTTGATACGGGCCTCGATCTCTTCGATCTCGGCGTTGGAGTTGGTGATCGCTTCGCGCAGTTCGGCGAAGCGAAGGGTCTCGTCGGCGCTGAGTTCTGAGCGCTGCTCAGACTCGGCGGCGGCGGTGATGGTCTCCATCTCGGCCACGTGGGCGTCGCGCTCGGCGAGGCGCTCACGAAGAGTCGAGCGGAGAGTCTCAAGGACGTCCATGACGTGCCTCCTTGGTTCTCTGGGGTGATGCCAGGTGCCTTGCGGGTGCGCGTCAGGTGACCGGGGCGACCGGTCGGCGTGACACGCGGCGCACAGGGCGGCGTGGCTTGGATTGGACTGATTGACCTAAGCGGTCAGGGCGCGAAGCTCAAGGCGAGCATCCGCAGTCGAGAGCGACCGGGCCATTGCCGGATCGTCCTCTGACATCTCTTCGGTGTCTCCCGAGGCGTCTTCGGCCTCGTCGACTTCTTCCCACCAGTCGAGGGCGCAGAGCACGTTGACCAGTGCCCGGATCGACTGAGCGGCGGGTGAACCAGACTCAAGTTCGGCGGCCTCGCCGGCGATGAGCTGCGCGAGCAGGCCACGGATCTGCTCGGTGAGCGAGTCCTCGACTGCCTCGGCTTCTGGGTCAAGGTCACGGACCTCGACCTCTTCTGGGTGGGCATGGTTCATAGTCACGACAGTGGCCTCCGAAGCTGGGAA